TCAACCCTAGACAACCAAATGTCTGGGGTTTCTTGTGTTTTGGTGAGGTATCTCACCGATTTGTCGATTGTGCTTGACAAATGCCTTTCTTTCGACTACCCCCGGGGGTAGTGTGTTCCCCCTCACAAATAGCGAGGGGCACGAGCGGCAGCGAGTATCACACACTCTCCCCTGAACTCGAAAAGTAGATTCACCATAAGGGTTATTTACTACCGGAGACGGGAAAGTAACCCCTAGACAAAAAGAAAGGCCTATCTGGCGAAGATAGACCTGTAGCGGGCATTGACTTGGTATTTTGTTAGAACTGCCTAGGTATTATACCCTGTACTATACCTGTACGTGGGCCCGAACCCCCCTGAATCACGAGGTTTATGGCCCTAGACAAAGCCCCAGCATAAATGTCAAGGTGCAGAGGGCCCAAGGGCCCAAACACAGGTAAAGTAGATGTCCGATGCAGATACCCTCAACGCCCTAGAGCGCGAGCAGCGTGCTGCATATTGGAAGGGCGAAGAGACAGCGGCCCGCCGCCTGCCCGCCTTCCTACCCCAAGACCCGCTCCAGGGCATGGCCCTCGCAGAGGCAGAGGCTATCGAGGAGGAGGTCTGGAACATGGAGGTCGAGGCCCAGAACGCCGCAGAGGTGACTGGACTGAATCGCGGCCCCCACGGGAAGCAGGGGCGCGCAGCCCTTGACTGGGTCAACGAGAAGGGTGGCGAACTCAGCCCCCAGGCCCTCGACGACTGGGTAGACCAGGTGGTCCGTACCTCCGGCGATGTCGCCCTCTACGACCGCCCGAGCTACGAGAAGAAGGCCATGTTCTATTCCTGGGTCCGCAAGATGGAGTCCTGGGACTCTGGTATTCCCGAGCCCACCTCCTGGCGCGAGCGGCCCACCCGCGACGACAAGGCCACCGACGAGTTCGAGCAGACCCAGAAGCCTGAGCAGCCCGGCACCCCCGAGGACAAGGCCATGAAGCTCGACCAACAGATTTCGGCGGACTCCCTTCCCGATTCCATTGGAGTCGGATAACCACACTTCCTGAGCGTAGGGCCAGCAAGGCCCGGAGCGAGAATATGAGCAAGTACGTATCCGGCGAGGAACGCCGACAAGTCATCACCGCGCAGACCACCGTGCAGAAGGCCATCGAGGCCCGCCGCGAGCGTCTGGCGTCCCCGCCCGAGGTCAAGCAGGCCCACAAGCCCCTGACCTCCGAGGCCCAGCTAGAGCGGGGCATCTACCTGACGAACCTGGCCCTGAACAAGTACCAGGTGAAGCTGGAGGACGGCGACGAGCTGACCCCCGAGGAGGAGCGCGTGTTCATGTCGCTCCTCGACACGGTGAGGAAGCAGGAGATGAGCCTAAGCGCCATCATGTCCAAGAAGAAGCAGGACGACATGTCACCCCTGGAGATAGCCCTGGAGCTACTCGAAACGGGAATGGACGAGGACGAGGTACTGAACCTCTACGCAGATAACAAGAAGGTGCGAGACGCCATCAGGAATCGAAAATGAAGCGAATAATCAATGAGAAGGGTGCCTTTGACATCCGACACGCCGAGGAGAGCGACCTCGACTATATCCTGTCCTCGTGGCAGCTAACCTGGGAACGCAGCCCCGAGTGGAACATGCCGGGCACCATCCGCGACGAGTACTTCCGCCACGCCCACCTCATCCTCGACGAGCTTATCAGCAGGTCGAGCGCCGCAGGCGCACTGTACGTGTGCCACCACACTGGAAGCCCCCACCTCATCCGTGGGTACCTCTGTGGCGAGGTGTTCACCAAGCCGGACATCGCGTACCTCCACTGGGTGCAGGTGAAGAAGCCCGAATGGAACAAGGGCGTGGGCCAGGCCCTCATGCAGACGTTCACCGAGAACTTCGACATCGACCTGGAGGGTGGACAGAACATCCTCTACACGTTCAGCAACAGCGCCCTGAAGCGCCCAGGCTTCGCGCAGAAGGCCTGCAAGGAGTACAACCTCGTGTACTGGCCGACCTTCAAATACACCTCCCAGCCCTACGGGTGGGAGAGCGGCAGTGTCCGATAAACCGCCAGCAGACCTCCGCTCCCAAGAGAAGCGCCGGAAAGAGCTACTCAAGCTCTACGCCGAGCAGCGCAATGCGCTCGCGCGCCTAGACTTCAAGGAGCTGCTGCACCCCGCGCAGCTCAAGTTCGCGGACGACCCCGCCCAGTTCAAGGTGGCGTGCTGTTCCCGCCAGGCTGGAAAGTCACACTGTGCAGCGCTCATCGCGCTCCGCGCAGCCATCGAGACGCCGGGCTCCACGCCCGTCTACCTGAACATGAACCGTGGGTCGGCGCAGTACATCATCTGGCCCCCGCTGATGGAGCTGAACGAGAAGTACAACCTCGGGCTGGAGTTCATCAAGACGACCTCCGACATCCGGCTCCCCAACGGCTCCGTCATCAAGGTGTTCGGCGCGGGCTCGCTCCGTGAGATGGACAAGATTCGAGGCATCGGCGCCACCCTGAACCTGGTCATCCTCGATGAGGCCCAGAACTTCGGGTCGGACATGTACAAGCTCATCCGAGAGATTCTGCTCCCGGCCACCGTGACCCACAAGGCCCCCATCCTCATCACCGGGACGCCCTCGGCGGCGTGCGCCGGCCCCTTCTACGACATCGTCCACGGCGGCGGTGAGATGTTCAAGGGCGACGACGGCGGCCAACTCATGGGCTGGAGCCAGCACAAGTGGCTGATGAAGGACAACCCCCATATCCCCGACGTGGAGGAGCAGTACCGGGTCCACAAGGCGGCCAATAACTGGACCGATGCGTCCCCACCCTTCCGCCGCGAGTACCTGGGCGAGTGGGTCAGGGATACAGAGGGGCTGTGTTATTACAACACGACCAGCATGGTCGTCCCTGAGTTCCCCATCTACCGGGCGCACGACTGGCGATACATCCTCGGGGTGGACGTTGGAACCAAAGACCCCTGGGCGTTCTCGATGCTCGCGACGAGCCGGGACGTTCAGGCCACCTACGTCATCGAGTCCATCGAGAAGAAGCTCACCACCCTGGAGGCAGGCGACCTCGTGGGGGACTTCCTGGACATGTACCCATGCCAGACGGTCATCGTGGACACTGGCGGGCAGGGAGCGGCCCCTGTGGCCCAATGGAAGGACACGCATCCCCTCCTCCCCATCACGCCCGTCAAGAAGGGCTACGGCTCTGTGGACATGGGCATCCAAATCATCAACGCGGACATCCAGGCGAACCGGCTCTTCTTCGTCGAGGGCGGCACCGTGGACCTGCGTATGCAGATGGGCTCCCTAATCTGGGACCACAAGCATAGCCCCACCGGGGCTAGGCGCGTCAAGAGGGGCGACGGGTACCCTGACCACTGTGCAGACTCTTTCCGCTACGCCTACACCAAGGTCCGCACCTGGAAGGACGCCAAGTACGGCGGTGCAGCCCTCCAGAGCACCCAGGAGCTTGCCAGGCGCCACGCAGCGCGTATGAAGGCCGACATCCTCAGCGAGGAGCCCGAGAAGGACATGCCGTTCTGGGAAAAGCTCGTGAAGGGCTCGAAGGACTCCGACGACTTCGGCTACGGCCCGCTCTAGTGGGGTGACCAGTGGGTATCGAACCCACACTTCCAGGGACACAACCTGACGTGCAGCCTTTACACTATGGTCACAGTGCCATCCCCTGGTGTCGCGCCAGGTGCCTCCGGGGTTTCAGGCCGGCGCTCTACTGATGAGCTAGGATGGCTTGGTGGAGGCCGAGGGATTTGAACCCCCATGTGCAAAGACGGGCGGGTTACAGCCGCTTGCCCTACCGAATGGGCGTGACCTCCTAAAAGCAGTACGGGCGGTGCCTGCCCGGACACCGCCCTCTATGACCGCCGACGTTCCCTTGCCAAAGTGCGTGGGTCGTCTATTGTACCTGTGTTTGGGCCCTAAGCTCATCCACCCGGTACATATTACAAGTACCCAGAAGGGGCCAGAAGGTCTAGGGCAGGGCCCAGGTACAGGTATAGTAGATGTCCGCTAGTACTGTAGAGTCCGGCGACCTTTCCACCCCTTGGTGGGAAGAGAAGTCAAAGACCAAAATCCTACCCAAGGTCACACGGCTCTACCGATACTACGTTGACCAGAGCCGCGACCGGCTGAACGCCTACCGTTCCTGGTCCAGCGTCTATACCAACCGGGACATCAAGGGCGACAATACGCTCACGTCGTACCTTTCCGCTGTGAACAGCGCCCAGTACAGCCGGGTGCCGCTCAACGTCGCCAAGGTAATGACCGACGCCGTCCACGCACGGCTCACTCGCCCGGCAGTCGCCGTCGAGTTTCTACCCGCCGGGGGCAACTGGTCGCTCCGCACCCGCGCCAAGCAGATGAGTCAGTTCGTCCGCCAACAGGCCCATGCCTGTGACCTCCGCGACCTCCAGGACCAGGCAGAGCTGGACGCCCTTATCCTCGGCGTCGGCGCCATCAAGACAGCGCCCCACCCGGTCATCCCCAAGATTGAGAACTTCCGGGTCCACCCGCGCGACATCTTCGTGGACCCCGTCGAGGCTGCCTCCACCGGCAAGCCGACCCACCTCTACCACCGCATGGTCGTGGACCGTGGGCGCCTCGCCAAGATGTTCCCCGGCGCCAAGAAGGCCATCCAGGCCGCCGGGCGCCCCACCGCCGCAGATGACCACGGAGACTGGTCGAACGAAGAGTCGAGCGAGGGCCTAGGCACGCAGGGCCACATGGTCGAGGTCGTCGAGGCGTACAAGCTCCCGAGCTGGCGCGATGCTGGCGACGGCAAGAAAGTGATTTTCATCGACGGCAAAGTCCTCGATGAGTGTGAGTGGACGGGCACCTCCTTCCCGTTCAGCTTCACCTACTGGAAGAAAGACCCCACGGTCGGATTCTTCGGTATCGGACTCGTTGAGGAACTCATCGGGCTCCACTGGGACATCAACACCTCGCTCCTCCACATCGAGAAGTGCGTCGAGGCGATGCCCAAGCCATACATCCTATGCCCCGCTGATGGCGAGATTAGCGAAGGCAAGCTGGGTGCCGTTCCAGGCATCATCATCAACCACACGGGACGGGCGCCGCAGATTGTTATGCCCCCCTCCGTTCCGCAAGATGTCGTCAACTACGTCGGAGTGCAGTGGCAGCGAGCGCTGCAAGTCTCCAGGCTGGTGGCGATGGGGTTGCCTGAGTCCGCTGGCTCGCAGGGTGAGACTGGGCAGGCGTTCAAGGACATCGTGGACATCCAGTCCACGGAGCTGTCCCCAGCCTTCCGCTTCCGGGAGGACTTTGCTATCCGCGTTGCCGAGCAACAGATTATCGCCGGGAAGATACTCGACATCCGAACCCCAGGTGGGTTCAAGACCGTGCTCCGCAAGGACCGCAACACCGTCGAGGCCGTCAACTGGAAGAACATCGACCTCGACCCCAAAGAAGATTCCTACGTCGTTCAAGCCGAGCCCACCTCCGCACTGAGCACCACCTTCGGTGGCCGCCTCGCAGAGATGAAGGAACTCATCGGCCTCGGCGTCATTCCCCCGAGCCGCGCGTTCAAGTACCTGGACATCCCAGACTTCGACGCGGAGGCACGCATCCAGAACGCCAGCCTCGACTTCATCGAGCGCATCTGCGAAGAGATTCTGGACGAGGGCAAGCTCACGGAAGCCGAGCCCACCATGGACCTACGCCTCGCGCTCAAGGTCAGCCAGAAGTACATCAACCTTGCCCAAGCGATGGGTGTGGATGAGGACCGCGTCAACATGCTCTACCAGTTCTTGCGTGGAGTCACGGACCTTATCGCAGAGGAACAAGAAGCAACACAGGCCATGGCGTCAGGGATGGGCCCTGGACTCCCCGGTCAACCACCAGCCACAGACATCACCGGAGCAGCGCCCGGAGCGGCGACTCTCTCTGGTCAGGTCATGGGGCAATAAAGCAAACAAATGCCAGACCTAGAAGCAACACCAGAACACCTCGAAACGGCGGCCCAGGTATGGGACCGCACCATGAACCCGAACCCTATCACCAAGGAAGCCGTCCGTGGAGATGACCCGACGCCCAGCGCGCCGACTCTTCCCGACCGCGCACTGGTGACTGGACAACTCAACGACATTTTTGCCGAGGGCAAGACCCAGTCAGACCCGCTTGCGGATAAGCTGGCCGCCCTCGAAGATAGCCTCGTGCCGCGCCAAGAGCCCGAGCACCCCGAGGTCTACAAAGAGATTCAGGCCCTCCGACAAGAGCTGGCCCAACGAGATGCGGACGCCGCCGAGGCAGCCGCCACCGAGGAGCGCGAAGCGCGTCTCCGAACGGTACGGGAAGGCTTCGTCGAGAGCCTCCGTGAATCAGAAGATTTTCCCGCCATCAAAGCTGCTGGATACGAAGAGAAACTCTTCGAGACTATCCTCGCGAAGCAGCAGGCCGGTGAGGAAGTAAGCGAAGAAGCAATCCTGAGCGAAACGGAAAGCGACCTGTGGACCCTGTACGAGGCTCTCCATGCGGTACGAAGTCCATCAACCACGAGCGAAGCCCAAACCCAGAGCGAGCCCCCTACTCAACCCCCAACTCTAACCCCTTCGTTGTCTGCACAAGATGCGGCCGTTGGCACTGAGGACATTTACAAGAACGTAAATGGCGACCGACGTGCTGCTGCTGTTGAGGTGTGGAACAACATAATGAATAGGTAACTATCATGGCTGCTACTACCCCAATCGGGTCCGGTGGTACCCTTGAACAAGGTGATTTCTCCTCGGGCTTCAATGCTGCCCCTGGGGACTACATCGCCTTCCTGAAGGAGTTCTACAAGGGCACCGTGGTTGCGGATTTGGTTTACAAAAATCATCCGTGGCTTGGTCTTGTCCCCAAGAACCCTGAAGTTCGAGGAACCGTCTACCCCAAACCCGTCAAGTACGCTAACATCGTTGGTCAGTCCGCGTTGTACGAAACGGCTCATAACAACCAGGCTGCCGCTCGTCGTCAGCGCTGGGAACTCTCACACATCGACAACTACGCCAAGGCTACGGTCAGCAACAAGGTCATCGAGCTTTCGCTTGGTAACCCCGCCGCTTTCCGTGAGGCTCTCACCGACTCCGTGGACAGCGCTTACAGCGCCTTCGCGAACGACGTGGACTTCGAGATTCTGGCGAAGTACGACAACGGCGCGCGTGCCGCTCTTACCGGCGGAATCGCCACTCTGACTCTCTCCCTTGGTGGCGGCGAAGCCCGCTTCTTCGAGGTCGGGATGAAGATTCAGCACAGCGCATCGCCTCACACGGCCCTGTCCACTTCGGGCGAGGTTGTGACGGTGACTCACGTTGACCGTGTCGCTGACACCATCGACGTTGATGCGTCGTTCACCGCCGTCGAGGCCGCAGGCGACCGCCTGTACCGCGAAGGCGACTTCGGTGCGAAGGCCGCATCGCTTCCGAGCTGGGTGCCTGGCACCTCGGTCACCTCGACCGCATGGTTCGGAATCGACCGTACCGTTGACACTCGTCTTGCCGGCGTCACCGCCGTTCAGGGCACGGGTTCGGCAGCGCCGTACCTCAAGTGTCTCGTCGATACGGGCGCGATTCTTTACAAGGAAGGTTCGTCCCCGGACATCTGCCTTCTCAACCCAGTGGACCACGCCGCTCTCGCCTTCGAGACGGAAACCCGTGGTGCGCGATACGTCAACTTGGGCGCGTCGAGCGGAAGCATGAGCTACTCAGCTCTGTCCGTGATGACGGGTGCAGGCGAATGTCCCGTCGTGGCGACCCCGGCTCTTGCCGAGGACACCATCGCGATGGGCGAGCGTAGCGCGGTCGAACTCTTCTCGGCAGGTGGGCTCCCCCGCATGTTCAAGAAGGACGGTTCGTTCTACCACCGTGAGGAAGGTGCCGACACGTTGGCGTTCTACCTCTTCGGTTACTACAACCAGGTTGTGCAGTCCCCCATCAAGTGGGCCTACCGCAGCGACATCGTAGCGTAAACATCTTAGGGTATCCCCCGTGGGTAACCACGGGGGGACTCTCCTCCTTTCCCGAGATACAATGGCGACACTCTCTATCATACGCGAACAAGTCCGAGCGAAAGCCGACATCCAGAACGACGGGAATCACATTTCCGACGCTGAGGTCGATGGCTTCATCAATGACTCTGTGCGCCACCTGCACTCCCTCCTCGTAGACGGGACGGACGGGCAGCTTTTCGCCAAGAACGCTGGCGTGCTCACCAAGGTTGGCACGTTTTCCTACCAGCTCCCCTCAGATTTTTCGCAGCTCGTGTCGGTGGACATCCGCACACAGGGCCGCTACATCCGCAGCACAGCAGCGGACCCCCAAGACTACGCCCAGCTTACCGACCTCGATAACTGGGGCCTCGAACACCCGCGCCGACATTTCCTCCGATGGAGCCTCGCGCAGGGCCGGGGTGAACTCTTCATCTTCCCGGAGCCAGACGCGACCGCCGACGTGGCCGTCCAGTACGTCCCCTCCGCCCCCAGCCTTTCCGCTGACGCCGACAACCTCACCTGGCCAGACTTCTGGCACCAGTGGGTCGTGTTCGACGCCGCCATCCAGTGTACCAACAAGGGTGAGAACTTCGCCTCAAGTAACGCCCTGAGCGTTGAGCGCGGTATCATAGAGAAGCGCATCCGTGACCACATTAGAAGCATGTCGGTCACGAGCTTCCGCACCATCCGGCCCTGGGGCTACTAGTGGGTGCGCTCAAGAATAGACGGCGTGGCGGGCCAGCCAAGACGCTGACGGGATTGAACCGCACGGGAGCCGCCTTCAAGGTGCTAGGCAACCGAGGCGGCATCTCCAACCCCTCCGTGGGTGACATCGGCCGTGGCACAGAGGTCGAGATGACCCTGGGCGTTGCTCCTACGACGGAGCGCGTCGGGCGGCACCTCGGAGCCCTCCTCATCGAGTGTGACTCCACCGCTGGTGGTACGATTTCCGAAACAAACCCACAAGACGTGTCAGTCAACTGGACTTCGCGTGGCAGCAACCTCGTGGCCTGGTGCAACACTGGGTCCGCCGTGGTGAGGTTCTGGGTATTCTGATGGCCGAGAAGCAATCAGCAGGTGTCCTCACCAAAACAGTACTCGTCTCGGGCGGGATGCAGGACGACGTAAGCGCGTACCAGCAGTCCGACCCCGCGTGCGCGTACATCGAGAACGGCCGCTTCCGTAAGAAGGACGAGATTGAGAAGCGCCTGCCACACAATCCCCTTCCGACCACCGGGCTCCCCACCTCGGGCACCCCCCTCATGCTGGCCGAGCACGAGAGCACCCTGGTCACGATGGACAACGAGGGCACCCTCTACACCCTCGACCGGGACGACGCCTTCAACAACACAACCTGGACGAGTAAGGCCACCAACGTCACTCCGTACAACGCGGAAATCAGCTTCCAGTCGGCCCCCGAGGCCGGCGCACACTGCTTCCAGGCGGGTGAGGTCGTCAGTGACACCTCCGAGAACCTCAAGCTCATGGCGTGGGAAGTCCGCAAGCCCGGCTCCTACCCCGGCGTGACTGTGCCCCAGACCGACGTGACCATGGAGCTTCGCCGCAAGAACGGTGACCTCCTTGACCGCATCACCGACGACGGCTCACGCCACCCCCGCGTAGTGCCCGTAGGCACCGACAATCTCCCCTGGTGCTACTACCAGCGTAGCGACGGCGTCATCTGTGCCCGTGGCATCTCTTCGAGCGCGTTCTCCGCTGAGTACGTAACCGGCATTTCCGCCACCCTCGACCATGTTGACATCGCGGGGCTGGAAGCCAACTTCCCGGCAGCCACCCCTGGCACCTTCGAGCGCGAGGATGGCAAGATTGGGCTCTGCGAAGATGGGGGCCTCGACGGCTTCTGGGACGTGGCCACCGCGGGCGTCCTTACCGCCTGGCTTTGGCAGGACGGGACGAACCTCCGCGTCCAGAAGGGCTTCCTCTTTGGGCCCGTCGGCTTCGCAAAGACAATCGTCGCGAACAGCGGCAGTAACCGCTACTCCCCCATCAGCGTGGCGCTCGATGCGGCCGGTGAGAAGGTCGGCGTTCTCTTCGCTCAGTACAACACGAGTAGCGCCCTGGGCGAAATCTTCTTCAAGGAGTATGACATCTCCGGGGACACCCCCGTTGAGACAGAGTCCTTCGGACTGGGCATCAGCGCCTATGTCCCCCAGAATGGTCGCATCATCAACGGCAGCCTCATCTTCGACACCTCCGGCGGTGGCTGGCGCTACGCCTGCACGGTCCTCGGGTACAGCCCCGACTGGATAAACGACCCCAACGTCCCCAACAATAACTGTTGCCCCGTCGTCCTCGCCGGGGTGTGCAACACCAACATCAACACCTTCGACGTTGAGCTGTATGTACAAGATTACCGCCTCGTAACTGAGGTGACCCTGAGCACCGAGACGCCAGCCTTTGGTGAGAAGGCTGACCTGGTGTTTGGCATTGAGCAGTGGGCGCCCTTCGCGCAGCCCCGCTCTAACATCCCACAGGCCGAGTTTGCGTCGTGCCCGGTGTCCATCCGGCCGCACACCACCATCGTCATCGGCCTCCCCTGGGGCTCCCAGGAGTACCAGATTATCGCCACCCTCGGCGCAGGGCAGAACAAGGGTTGGAACGCCTCCGGCGAGGAGCAGTCGATGCAGCTCAACAGCGCATACGTCCGCGACGACTCCCCCTACATCACGACCCGCAACATCCTCCAGCCCGAGGACATCAGCGTCCAGCTTGGGGACTCCAGCTCCACCGCCGCCAAGAAGCGGTTCAACGTCCTGTTCCCAGGCGAGGCCGCGGGAAAGGTCGTCAAGCTCGCACCCTCGGAAACCATCCGAACGCGCAAGTACGGTGACGCCACCCTCTTCGCTATGGCCGTCCCCTGTCAGTACGACGGTGTGGCCTTCGGTGAGCAGTCGGTGTTCGACCAGCCGGAAATCACGCACATCAAGGCGACGACGGGTCCAGACGCCTACTCAGACATTGCCTACGAGAAGCTCACCGAGGGCGACGTAGACAACTACTACGTGTACCAAGTCGTCGTCGGCTTCGCTGACCACCTTGGGCAGCTCCATCGTAGCGCCCCGAGCACCCCACTCTGGGTGAAGGGCGTCGAGATAGGTGACCTCGCGGCCGGTGACCAGCAGATAACTATCGGCTTCACCACGCCCCTGAGTGCCTACCGGGACCAGCGCCAGTACTTCGTCGAGGTGTTCTCCGCCAAGGGCGAAGAGGCCAGGCATCTGTCCGGCACCAAAGCCATCGACGTGTCCACGGGTTCGGGCGCAGAGTCCGAAATCATCTTCACCAACCACGTCTATAACAATAATGGGCAGGCGGAGCCTATCCGCTGGAGCGAGGTGCTCTACACCGAGGGCGACGTGCTCCCCTCCGACTCGTGGCCCGCGTTCACCGACTTCGTCATCACCTCGAACCGCCTCTTCGCGGTTGGTGCTGAGATTCCCGGCACCGTGTACTACTCCAAGCTCCTCGAAGAGAACATCGCCCCTGAGTTCTCCGCACCGCTCGTCATCAGCCTTGGCCGTGGCCGCACGCTCACAGGCGTCGGAGCCATCGACGACAAGGTCATCGTTTTCTCGAAGGACGAAATCTTCGCCATCTACGACACCGGCCCCGACAACACGGGCGCGAACGGTGACTTCGTCGTGGACCGCCTCCAGACCACCGTGGG